CGACCCGCGCAACCCGCGCCGGTATGTCTGCTTCCCGCCGAACGACGGCAGTGGCATCGTCGATCTGGTCTACGGCGCCGTGCCGCCGCAGATCATGTACGCGGCTGAAGAGCTGCAGGTGCCCGACATCTACCAGACGCCGCTCGAGCAGTTCGTGCTGGCGAAGTGCTACGCCAAGAACAGCAAACGGCAAGACCTCGTGAAGAGCGCCGCGGCGATGCAGGCATGGGGCCAAGCCCTCGGCCTCGATGCGAACTCGATCGCCGCGGCGTCGAGCAAGGTTGCAGCTTCACCGGGGACGGCATGAACCTCGTCAACGTCAACGACTATCTGGGCAACGTCGCGCAGAAGGTGCGCAAGTGTCCGACCGTGACGCTGCGCCGTGCCTACATGCGCGCGCTGCGCGAGTGGTGCCAGCAGACGCAGTGGCTGCGTACGAACGTGCCCGGCGCCACCGTCGCCGACATCGCGCAGTACAGCCTAGGCAACGACCCGCAGCTCGACATCGTTGGCATCTTCGCGATGCAGGCTTCGCTGGTGACTACGGCGTCGGCTGCCGGCCCGTCGATCTGGGGCCTTGCGGCCAGCGACTCGAGCGGGTGGAATCCGAACGTGCAGCCCGAGCAGCCGACGCGGTACTGCTACCTGCCTGAAGCGCAGTTCGCGATCTATCCGACACCGGATCAGGTCTACAACCTGTCGATCACGGTGATCCTTGCGCCGAAGGAAGGCGCCGTGCAGGCGCCGCAGGCACCGCTGCAGAAGTACAGCAACGACATCGAAGAGGGCGCGCTCGCATACCTGCGCGACATCCCCGGCGAGCCGTGGAGCGACAAGGCAGCCGCGGTGATGAACCAGCGTGCTTTCCAATCGGGCATCTCGAACGGCAAGGCCGAAGCCCAGCGCAACTACAACACAGGCGCGCAGCGCGCTCGTGCTCGCTCGTTCGGCGGCGGCTTCAATAACCGCTACCCCGGCGGCTATAGCTGGTAAGGAGCGAACGCGATGCCCGCCTTTCAAGTCACTCCCGCTGGCTACGTGCCGGCCGATCCCGGCAACTTCCCTGACTACCTGCAGTTCCAGCAGGACGGTGTGGACCTGGGCGGCCCCGACGCCGATACCGTCAACGTCACGAACGGCCTCACGGCGACGCGCGGCGTCGGCGAGAGCGCGAACGTCATCACGATCGAAGGTGATGGACTCGCGGTGCAAATCGGCGGTGTCGCGTCAGGTACCGTCAACACGATCAACATCGGCGCCGGCATCACTGCGACGATCGACAGCAGCGGTGTGCTCACGCTCACCACTGTTGCGGCGCCCGAGCTGACGTGGCGGCACATCGACGGTGACGGCACGGTCGAGGACGCCGACATCTCGAACGGCATCAGCATGGATGCCACCAGCGGCAGTGCCGTGCTCTACATCCCGCCCGGCGTGATCGGCCCCGGCCGCAGCGTGCTCGTGGTGCAGAACGGCGCGGCCAGTGTGACGTTCCCGACGCAGAGCGGCATCAATCTCGTCTACCGCTTCGACACGTTCGACCCCGAGATCGCGGGCCAGCACGGTATCGTCACCTTGATCGGCCAGGACGACGGCTCGGTGCTTCTGTGCGGTGATCTGCTGGCAATCTGATCGCTGTGCGCACCTACTACGCCAAGACGTCGGGGGCGCGCATCCCCTACGAGCCGCCTGCGTCGGCGTGGAACCCGCTTGATCTCATCACGGCGCAAGGGCCGCCATTCGCGATCGACCTGACGAGCAACAATCGCATCGGCACGCGGCACACCTACAGCGCAACGAACTACGAAGCCGGCGTGCGTGGCGCGTTGCCGCACGGTGGCGTGGTCGGCGAGAAGTGGTATCTCGAGCTGAAGATTCTGAGCACCGGCACCCCCGGTGACACGCAGAATCTTCAGTTCGGATTGGTCGACAGCACGCAGTTGGATGTTCTCACCCGGCCGCCGCTGTCAGACAGTTCTCTCGTGACAAACCTCGCCGGCAACTACCTGCTGGCCTACACGCGCACGATCGACGGCGTTGTCTGGACGAGCTATCCAACGCCGCTGACGCATCCGGGTGGTATGGGCGCAGGCCCTTTCACCGGAGACGTCTACAGTTTTGCATGGGACGTCGGCACAGCGGTCACCATTCGTCGCAACAACGCGAGCCCGCTGGTGGTTCCCTTCACGCCGACTGTGACGATGTTCCCCTACATGAGCGCGGGCACGACAAACGCCAACGGTCCTGACCACTTGAGTACGGGCGAGTCGGTGCTCATCCAGGCCGGGCGCAAGCAGCAGACCTACGCGCCGCCGGCCGGCTATCACCCGTGGGGTTGAGATGACGCTGCACGCCGTCACATCGTTCCGCGGCGAGGTGCCGCTCATCACGCCGCGGGCGTTGCCCGACAACGCGGCGCAGGCAGCGATCAATGCGCGTCTCTACACGGGCGACCTGTCCGCGTTCCGACAGTTCCTGATGACACAAGGCCTCGCGAACACCGGCCCGGTGCAGACGATCTCGCTGCTCAAAGACTGGTGGATGTCGTGGGATCAGGTGGTCGATGTTGCGCGCGGCACGGTGCCGGGTGACACGACCTACCGCACCTACCTGACCGGACTCGACGTGCCGCGGTTCACGAACCTCGATCTCGCCACCGGCACGCCGAACGGCTCGGCACCGTACCCCTACCCTTATCAGACGCGCGTGCTCGGCGTGTCACCGCCCGACAGCGTGCCGACGCTCGCTGTGGGCGTCGATCCGACGCCGACGACGTTCTCGGTCGATATCAGCGACGATTGTTCGGACCTCGCGACGAACTGGTCCCTGTCGCCGGGGCAGGTGCATTCGGGCAGCTTCGTGTCCGAAGTGCTGCAAGACCTCGTGTTTGGCAATCCGGCGCCGAGCTTCCAGCTCGAGGCGGACAACAACTACGCCACGCCGGCCTATGCCACGCGCGACTTCGGCACGACCGGCGCGACGGTGATTCACGCGAGCTGGGATGTCTACATCGACAACACCGGCAGCAACTCAGGGGCGAACGTCTACGGACTCTTCGCGTGCGGCCCGGCCGGCGACGGAGCGAAGATCGTCGCCTTCGGCACGATCGGCAGCGTCGCCCACATCGGCGTCACGACGGCGGCCGACTTCGCGAGTGGCAACGGTGGCCTGCTCTCGTCGACCGCGAGCACGTCGCCGGCCTCGTGGGTGATCCACCAGTGGTACACCGTCGACGCCGTGATGACGACGAACGCGGACGGCACGAGCACGATCGTCGCCGGCCTGTACGTCGGCAGCGCGAAGCTCTGCGAGGTGACCGTCACCAACGTTTTCACGACGGGCGGCCTGTTCGGGCCGTACAACGCGAAGGGCGACGATGCGCTGACGCTGCACTACGACAACTTCCATGTGCAGGCCTCGGGTTCGTTGGGCGTGACGATCACGAACATCGCGACGAGCTACGTCTACACGTTCGTCAACGACCTGGGCGAAGAGAGCGCACCGAGCCTGCCGAGCAGCACGATCCTGCGGCCGGACGGTGTGAGCGTCACGGTGACGACGGCAACGCAGGAGCCGACCGGCGCCAGCGGGCTCGAATTCATTACGACAAAGCGCATCTACCGCGCGGCCACCGGCAGCACGGGCACAGCGTTCCGCTTCGTTGCCGAGATTCCGCTCGCGCAGGCCGACTACGTGGACACGCTCTCGGATACCGAGCTGGGCGAGGTGCTGCCGTCCGACATCTGGGCTCTACCACCCACCGACCTGCAGGGCATCCTCGCACTGCCGAACGGCGTGATGGTGGGCTTCCGTGAGAACCAACTGTGCTTCAGCGCGCAGAACCACCCGCATGCGTGGCCGATCGAGTATCGGCTGAACACCGACACGAAGATCGTCGGCATCGGCAACATCGACACCACCGTGGTGATCGGCACCGAGAGCTTCCTGTACGTCGCAACGGGCAACGACCCGGCCACCTACAGCATGAGCAAGTTCGAGGTGCCCCACGCGGCTTCGAGCAAGCGCAGTTTCGCCTACATCACGGGCCTCGGCGTGGTCTTCAGCGGGCCGCAGGGCCTGATGGTGGTGCAAGGTGTCGGGCAAGCAAAGAACCTGACCGAGAACGTCTTCACGCTGCGTCAGTGGCAGGCACTCGACCCGACAAGCATCGTCAGCGTCGCGCACAACGACATTTATTTCATGTACTGGGAAGCTGGCTCGGAGCGCGGCTGCTACGCCGTCGATCTGCGAGCCA